AAAAACCGACTCTGGGATTATGAGGAAATTCAAGATATCGAGGCAGATATCGAAACTACCGAAATCATTCTTCTACGCGAGAAAAAATACAACTCCATTGAAAAGGTGGTTACCCAACTATATTGGTACGACCGTGAGATTTTTACCATGTGGCAAAATGGAAATAGTGCAAGAGCAATCCACAGACAAACGAAAATATCAATCAATGAAGTTCTTCGGGTTATTAAAAAAGTAAAACAATTAATAAATGATGAATACAATTCTTGAGATTATAGGTGTGGCTTGTTTTGCCATTATCCTTGTGAACTTCGGCAGACCTGCTGATTTACTAAAACATTTCATCTACGGACATAACCCCTACAATTGGAAGCGAATGAAACCTTTGGATTGTGCATTTTGTATGAGTTGGTGGATTGGCGTTCTATTCTTTGTAATTACTTACGGATTAGTTGGGATATTATACGCTTCTATTAGTTCGGTAATTGTGGCTTTATTAGATTCTAAGATATGAAACAACAGAGTAGCGTGGAATCATTATTCTATAAAATGTTTCAATCTTTTGAACTATTTGAGAGTAAGAAATTAACATATCAAGAATATGTTAAAGAAATATTGCAGCACAAGGAAAAAGCCAAAGCAATGCACAAGCAGGAGATAAAAGAAGCAAGAGAAGATGGTCATATATCTACTTATACAGAATATGATTCTGATACTAAATTATATCTAGAAGGACGACATGAACACTACTACAACGAAACATACGGAGGTGACAAATGAAATACATTAAATTACCTATACTTTGGAAAGACGGAGATGTCGCTATTCTTGAAGAATTAGGGATTGAAACGGCTTATGAAGAAGTAGACACAAAAGATTTTTATTTAAGGGAAGATGAAATAAAAGGTTTTTTCCCTGACAAAAATCCAAATTTTACTTGTCTGTATTTGAGCAATACAGAGATGGTTGTAAATATGCCAATTGATAAATTTATAAAACTAATAGAAACATACGGAGGTAATAAATGAAACCTGAATTTAGAATAAGACAACAGAGAGGAAAGTATGCTGTCGAATATTTACATATAACTAAAAGATTTTTGCTACCTAATAAAAAAGAATGGAAACCTTTTATTAGTTATGCAGGTATGCTAGATAAGTTATTTTGGTTTGAAAGTTTAGAAAGTTTACAAAACAATTTTTTATTTGAAACAAAAATTATTTAATACGGAGGTAACAAATGAATAAAGTTGAGTTATTAGGTTGGTATGGTTCAGACAAAGTTATTGCTCAATCGGCTTGGACATCCACGAGCAGAGAGTTAACACAAGAGAAAAAAACGCGTATTCCTGCACTTATTAAGATGCTATGGACTGAAGGTCACGAAACTCCTTTCGAAAAAGGTTCGGTTCACTTCTTGGTTACTTGCGACATCGCATCGCATATACATTTGCTCAAACACCGGATAGCATCAATAAACGCAGAATCTGCACGATACAAAGAACTAAAGGAAGATAAATACTATTTACCTGAAGATTGGAATGAAGAGTGGTTAGAGAAGTTACGATTGTTCACAGACCAAAGTAATTATCTATACCACAAGGCACTTGAAGAACTAACGCCAAAACTTGGAAGAAAGAGAGCAAAGGAATCAGCACGATTTTTTAAAACCTACAACTCTCAGATAACAGCAGATGTTCAATTCAATATTCGCTCATTTGCTAACTTTATAAAACTACGAACATCCGAACACGCACAGGTTGAGATAAGAGAGATAGCAGAGCAGATGTTTTTTTTAGTTCAATCAATACCTAACAACCCATTTAAACACACACTACAAGTAATACGATGAAAGAGAAAATTTTATTCATACTATCGTTGGAAGAGAAGTACAACGAGTTTAAGAGAACACAAGTGCTTAATCTAACTGGAGAAGAACAAGCGAAACTTAACAATGTCTATCGTGAAATATATGGACGCAACTTACCTAACTGCTCCTCATGTTTTGCAGATGCGTTTTTGTCATTGTTGATATTCTCACGCCAACAATATGACCAGATGAAAGAGCAAGAGTTAAACGCTACAATCGAAACGGCAATCAGTCAAAGTGAAATCGAGGCTGCGACAATTGCGGACGATGAACACAAACCAAGACGCAGAAGGAAATGAACAACCCAAAAGATAAAGCATTAGAGTTAGTAAGTAAATACAAAAATGCAGCTTTTAATTGCATCGATTGCGATATGCCTTTTTGTGATATACCATGCACACGATTAAGTTTAGAGGAATCAAAACAATGTGCATTGATTACAATTGACGAGATGTTAAAAGTTGGATATTATAGTGACGATAAGATATACGATTATCTGCACGAAGTAAAACAAGAAATAGAAAAACTATGAATTCATTCGGAGGAACTTGGGATGATGAGAAATGTTTCACAAAAGAAATAGAGTGGAACATACATTTAGATTCCAAGGAGTATGTACAATTGTTTGATGCAACCGCTAACATGATTAAGGAGATAATTAATCCGACATCATTTGTTGATTTAGGCGGAGGAATGGGAGGCTATACACAAGCGATGCTACCAATACCCACAACTTACTACGATTGTAACAAATTCCATCACAAATATGTTACAGAGCGTTTAAGCAATGCAAATTGTATATTGGGAGATTTTACCAAACAAACCATAGAAGCCGATTTAATAGCGTGTATAGAAGTAATGGAGCATATAGAGGATAATAAGTTAATCCCATTCTTAAAAAAAGTAAAGTGCAAATACTTTCATTTTTCATCCACACCAAACACAACGGACTTTGATACAGAATGGGGACATATCAACATTAAGACAGAAAGCGAATGGATAGCACTATTTGAAAGTTGCGGATTCAAGTTCGATAGAAAGTTAAACCTACCTACTCCGTGGAGTTTATTATTCACCAAATGAAAAAGCACACTAAATTGTACATGAGTTACTTCGGATACGATGAATCGGACTTTATCCCTTGCGAAGTGTGCGGATTGAAAGCCGTTGATATTAACCACATAGATGCAAGGGGAATTGGAGGAAGTAAAACCAAAGATACCATAGACAACCTACAAGCACTATGTAGAGAGTGCCATGTTCATTTCGGGGATAAGAAACAACACAAGGAATACCTAAAAAACATTCACGCTTTAAAAATGCATAACCGATGAAAGCAATATTAGAATTTAACCTACCGGGTGACAAAGAAGAATATGAGTTAGCCAACAATGCGTCTAAATGGTATTCTATTTGTTGGGATATGAAACAAGACATTAGAAAAAACTTGAAGTATAACGACAAACTAAGTGATGAAGAATTAAACGTTTATCAATCGTTATATGACTACTTACACGAAAAGTTAAGCGAATACGGATTAGATTTATAATAGATATGCCAGATATAACAATGTGCAAAGGCGAAGGATGCCCAATTAAAAAGCATTGCTACCGTCATAACGCAAAACCAGATGAGTTACAATCCTATTTTGTAGAGAGTCCGTTTGATGGTGAAAAATGTGAGATGTTATGGAGTGATGAATCCGAAAGAATATATGAACAATTGAAAAATATTACTAACGGGTTGGACTTATAAAAAAAGTGAAATAAAAAAGAGAATGGCAAACGAACAGAATTTACGGAAGATTCAAAAAGGCGAGGTGCTAAATCCTAACGGAAGACCAAAAAAACTCGTAACTTTGATGAAAGAAGTAGGCTATACAAAAAGCCAAGTAGAACAGACAATGGTTACAATGATGGGGCTATCAAGGAAAGAACTTGAGAAGATAGACAAGGGAGAAGAATACACAATATTAGAGCGTACCATTGCAGGTGCATTGCTTCGTGGACACGACAAGAACTCTTTATTCAATTTGGAGATGCTATTGAGTCGTAGTCAAGGCAAACCAAAAGAAACAGTAGACCAAAACATAACAGAAAAAAGTATAAAAATAACACTTAATTTAAATGGAGAACAGTAAATTTATCGGACAAGCGTGGGCTGATGAGTATGGCATCACGGCATCAATCAAAATCGAAGATTTGAAACGATTAATTGAGAGTGGGGAATTCCCTTTGAACAAGTACGGAGAAGTAAGAATCAGAGTTGGTAAGTTGCAGAAGCCTAATGAAAAGAGCAAAGCAACTCACTTTGTAAGGATGTACCAATACAAGCCAGAGTTCTAATGAAAAAGACGTGGAGAGCAACAATTGAGCAAGTACCGAACGATGACTTCTTAACCCTTGTGGCTACATGGTCAGGGGATAAGACATTGGCTCGTTACTTGGATGGAACTGGTTGGATTGACGAATATACAAACAGATTAATAGATGTGGAGTTTTGGATGCCAATACCAATAACCCCTAACGAATGAGAATATTACTTTTAACTGATGGAATGAATGGGGTGGTTTATCACAGGATAGCCACTCCACACCTACGGATGCAACTGCAAGGATTATGCGAAGTTGATGTTTGCCAAAACCCACATGAGTTCAATGTCATTGAATACAAGGAATACGATTTGATTATCTTCTCTCGTTGGTTGGGAGAATATCACTACGACGTATTAAAGATGATAGCACAGAGCGGAACGAAGTACATTGTAGATATCGATGACTACTGGGCATTACCACGATACAACCCGGCTTATTGGGCATATCGTAAGGGAATCAAACAAGCGATTAAGGACGCAATGCATTATGCGGATGCGGTTATAACTACAACACCAGCATTATCTGCAAAGGCTAAAGAGTTTAACCACAATGTCTATGTGATTCCAAACTGCATTGACTTTGAACACGAGCAATGGAGTCAACCTAAAGAGAAAGGCGATAAGCTACGAATCGGTTGGGTTGGAGGTATAACACACTACGAAGATTTAAAGTTGTGTAACGAGGCTATAAATGACCTACAAAAGAAATACGATTTTGAGTTCTATCTTTGCGGTTACACAGGTGGCGAAACTTGGGAAAAAATCATGCAGTTATTCGACAATGTGAAACTGGTTCAAGGTACAAACACATTTGAGTATGCACATAGTTACAAGCATTTAGATTTCGTGATTGCTCCTTTGCTGAATGAATCATTTAACAACCACAAATCAGAGTTAAAGATATTGGAGGCTGCGGCTTATAGATTGCCGATTGTCGTTTCTAATTGTTTACCATATACCTACTGCATTAACAATCTTGGAGTATTACCAACGGCAAACGCTAATTGGTACGCTAATATCGAACGCATAATTAACATTGGCGATGCAACAAGGCAACAGATGGGCAACGATAACTACGAGTTCTGCGCTAAACACTATAACCTATTAGAGTGGAATAAAGAACGGTTAAAGATATACGAAAGTATAGTTAATGGAAATTGAGTACATCAGACCGCATTTAACAAACTACCAACGGGAGATATTAGACGCTCCCGAACGATACACTATTACCGCTGCATCAACCAAGACGGGTAAAACTGCATCACATATTATTTGGCTATTTGAACAAGCCTTAACACTTAAAGACAATCAATCGTGTTGGTGGGTTGCTCCGGTATACAAACAAGCAGAGATAGCATATAGGCGGATGAAATCACAAGTAAGTGAGCGTGACTTCTTCCAATCCAACGAATCCAAGTTAGTGCATATCCTACCCAATGGTGCAAGGATAGAATTTAAATCCGCAGAAAACCCCGATAACCTTTATGGTGAGGATGTATATGCAGCGGTATTTGATGAGGCATCACGAGCAAGGGAAGAGAGCTGGTATGCGTTGCGTTCTACCTTAACCGCTACTCGAGGCAAATGTAAACTAATCGGAAACGTAAAGGGTAAGAAGAATTGGTTCTACAAATTAGGGGAACGAGCAAAGCAAGGTGAAGCGGATTATAAGTTCTTTAAGATAACCGCATACGATGCAGCCAAAGAGGGGATATTATCCTTTGAGGAGATTGAACAAGCCAAACGAGATTTGCCCAAACACGTATTTGATGAATTGTATTTGGCAGAACCTGCAGACGATAAATCTAACCCATTTGGATTAGAAAACATTGAACGATGTATTAGACCATTGTCGAGCGGTCAAGTTGTGGCGTATGGAATTGACTTAGCAAAGTACACGGATTACACGGTAATAACTGGGCTTAACTCCAACAAAGAAGTATGCTATGTAGAGAGGTTTCAAAGCGATTGGAATTTAACGCTAAACAAGATTGTACAATTGATTGGTAATACTCCATGCGTGATTGACTCAACCGGAGTAGGTGACCCAATTGTTGAGCAGATACAAAGAAGTTGTCCAAAGGTTCAAGGATTTAAATACACATCGATTTCTAAGCAACAAATCATGGAGCAATTAGTTGCTCATGTCCATCAAAATAAAGTATTTTTCCCGTTAGACCCCATCGGGTACGAAATGCAGAACTTTGAGTATGAATATACCCAATCGGGTGTAAAGTATTCAGCCCCATCAGGATTGCACGATGACTGCGTCAACTCTTTGGCGTTAGCTGTAGAGTGCATCCACAAAAATAAACCCGGAACATTTTTTTTCGTATGAGAATATCACAGATACAAGAACTACACGCATTAGGCGAACTAAACACAATCGATAAGAAAATCGAGGCGTTGGCTATTATGACTGAGCAGACCATAGACGACATCGAGTTGATGCCTATGGATGAGATATTAGAGGAATTCAGAAAGATTGAGTTTATCCCCAAAGACACAACCCCAAAATTCAAGTTTAGGCATAAAGGCAAACGATATAGGTTAATAACAAACCCATTAGAATTAAAGGCACACCAATGGATTGAACTACAAGAAGTATTTAACGGAGATATTATCGAATCATTGGATAAGATTATAGCGTTGTTATCCTATGAAGTGAATGTATTTGGCAAGAGAAAAAAGGAAGACATCACTAATTTTGAAAGGAAAGTGACAGATTTTGCATCCTTAAAGTTTGACATCGCCTACAATTATGCGCTTTTTTTTTCGAAAGTTTATCCCGAATTATTGAAAACTACCCTGTCCTTTTTGAACAAGGAACTGAATCAGCTGAGCCAACAAATGAAGGAACAGGGGCAGCCAAAGGATGGCTCGAACTAATTAACCGATTAGCGAAAGGAGATAGAACCAAGTGGGATTTCTTCTTACAAATGGAGTTGATAGAGTTTCTTAACACAATGGCATTTTACAAGACCATCAAAAAAGAGCAACAGAAACGCTTAGAACAAGCAGCATCGAAAGGATATCAAGTTTATATGGTTGCAGCAATTAATGAGATGTTATGATTTACAAAGAACTTCTTCCAATAATAGCAAATCAAAGTAAGTGCAATAGATTAAAAGTAGGCGCAATTATAGTAAAAGATAGAAATATAGTCGCATTTGGGTACAATGGTACACCGCATGGATGGTGCAACGATTGCGAGGATAATGGAGTAACCAAACCAGAAGTAATACACGCAGAGGCAAACGCTATTTTAAAGGCTGCACGTAGCACAATTTCAACCGATGGTGCGGTAATGTATGCCACGCATAGTTGTTGCACAGAGTGCGCTAAAATGATTATTCAAAGTGGGATAGTAGAGTTCAACTATATTGAACAATATCGCGATAGATTGGGATTAGAATTTTTAGAAAAGTGTGGGATTAGGACGCATCAATTTTAAAACTATTTTATATTGTGAGTTTATCAGTTAACCAATCGCCAGAAACTTTTACCCCATCTTACAACGATGTTAATTATGTTGTAAGTGAATCAAGCGGTGCAGTTTATAATTCATCCAATTTTAAATTTATTGCCGAGGTAGTAGTCGATGCATCCACAATTGCAAAACTAAAAGTACCCATCTATTTCGGTAGCAACAACAAAGGGGTATTTAACATTGGTAGATTGTTAGAATCTTACACAACTCACGATTTCAAGTATAGCGATACCGCTGCAAGTGGTTGCACTAATTCCTTTCAAGATTACTCGGTTAAGTTTGGAGAAGAATATTCTGCAAGTGCAACGGGTACAGTTACCGAATATCTTAACCTAACCTCTGCAAGTGGAACGGTTTGGAACGCTGCCTTAAATCCTATCACTTTTGTTTCGTTTGATTCAGATACCTACGCAGCCAATAATTCAAGCCGTAAGTTTTTGACATCGGTAAGAAGCCAAACAATCCACAGAACGCAAAAAGTGTGGTTATACGCATTAAGAGGAGCTGCTACCAACTTAAGAATAGTTTACTCAGACAATACCACATCCACAATCAATGTGCCTAATGTGAGAATGATAAGAGTGCCTGTTAACTTAACAACTCCAGCAGGTGCAACTTATTTCGATTGCTATCTACGGGATGTTGATGGAGCGCAGATTTCAGAAACATATCGATTTTATATTAAGGACGAATGTTCAAAGTACGAAACATACGATTTGTTTTTCTTAAACAGATTAGGTGGATTTGATTCTTTCCGATTTAATCGAGTTAGCAAATCAAGCTACGACATAAGCAGAAAGACATTCAGACAGAATCCATACACGCTTAATATAACACCGAACACATATACATATACAACGGATTCATTCAATACAGTTCAGTATTACGAGGAGAGTAAACAGAAATTAACACTATTCTCTAACTGGATAACCGATACCGAGTCAATTTGGTTGAGAGAATTGGTAGAATCACCCGTAGTTTATTTATGGGATGGCACAACTTTACAAGCCGTGAACATAACCAATTCAATGTACGAAGAGAAAAAGTGGATTAACGATAAGATGTTCAACTTGCAATTAGATATTGAGTTTAGTTTTGTAGACAAAAAACAACGCAGATGATAGATGTTTTAATTAATAACCAACGAATAGACCTTTCAGAAGATTTTGGAATCCTTATCAACAAGGAAATTGCGGACATAAGAGAACCAGAGAAACGGTCAAGCGATTGGACTAAAACAATTTCAATCCCCGGTACAAAAACTAATAACAAGATATTCGGTCATATCTTCGAGATAGAGCATACCGTTCTAAGTGATACTCAATTTAATACCAACTTTAACCCTAATAAGAAAGCGGATGCCGTTGTATTGGCTGATGGGTTAGAGCAGATTAGAGGATTCATTCGGTTGTTAAACATCAGCGTAACAGACCAAGCGGATATTATCTATGAATGTTCAATCCACGGACAAACTGCCGAACTCTTTACAACAATCTCCGAAAAGAATCTTTACGAGTTAGATTTTTCTGAGTATAACCACGATTTAACAATCAACAACGTAAAGAACTCTTGGGATACTTCTATAATAGTTAACAACGCTACACAAGCATTTGAATATGGTAAGGGTTATGTATATGCATTAATTGATAAGAAAAACAGAAAGAGTGGAACGCATTGGATTTGGTTCTTGGAAGATGTAACTCCTTGTTTGTACGCAAAGACAATAGTGGATAAGATATTTAATACTTATGGGTATTCTTATACTGCTGATTCTTTCTTCAATACAGATAGATTTAAACGCTTAATTATCCCTGCTCCTGCTGGTTTGTCTGTTGGTAGCCCGATATTGACTAACCGATTGTTTAAAGCGGAGAGGACTACTGCACAAACAATTGCCAACTATACCACAAAAATAGTATTTGATAACGATTCTACGGGTGGTAATTTTGATACTGGCAACAATTATAACCCAAGTACAGGAATTTATACCGTACCCGGTGGTGGTAGTTATACCTTTTTCTTGCAATTAGAAGGCTCGTTAGATACTACCGACTACGGATTTGATGGGGATAAGGAAATTTACATGACCTTCGCGGTGTATGTAAACAATCACATTAGAGCAACGGCAACGATTTACTGCGAGATGGCTAATGTCTTTACCTTTATGGGTGAGGTTTTAGTATTTCCAAACATCTATTGCTATACAAATGACCAAGTTTCTATTATTGTGTCAAGGGTTTACGATAACCAAAGACCAACCAACCGATTAATAGGAGATTTTGTTGCAACGATTGATGGGGCTAAATTCTACAACAACACAGCAGCGTTTACATTTGGTAAGGATACGAAGGTTGACTTTTCTCAATTCTTTAACTCAGAGGGCAAACAATCAGATTTCATGATGTCATTGGTTAAGATGTTTAATCTTTACATAGAATCAGATACATCGTTTCCAAAAAAGTTAAGGATTGTGCCTCGTGATGATTTTTACAACGGATCAACAATTGACCTTTCAAAAAAGTTAGATTATTCTCAACCCATTGAAATAACTCCGATGGGTGAACTCGATGGAAACCCCTACTACTTTACATACAAGGAAAGCGGTGACGATGCTAACCAATCTTATCAATCCTACTATAACCAAACCTACGGAAGTAGAAAGTTTTTTGTCGATAACCAATTTGTAAAGACAGAAAAAAAGATTGAAGTTCTATTCCAACCTACGCAGTTAAAGAGTTATGGCAACGATAAGAATTTTGTGTTGTCCTACATCCCCGGTGAGAAATTTGGATATCGCATTTTGTATTATTCAGGTACTACAAATGTAACTCTCTCTCTATTAGAAAAAGAATTTAGCGCACAAGCGGTAATTGATGGTCAAGTAAATAAGCTACCATTAACACTACACATCGATTCAGTTAATGCGATGAATTTTGATTTGTGTTTTGGTATGCCTAAGGAAGTTTTGTTAGGTTCTGGCTACTCCTATTCATCAAATAACTTGTTCAACGAGTATTGGTATCGGTTTATGTTTGAGATTACCAACAAAAACTCGAAGATTGTAAAGGCTTATTTCAGATTGAACGGAGCAGATGCATACAAAATGAAGTTTTCCAATCAGTATTTCTTTGAGGGGCAATATTGGAAACTGAATAAGATAATCGATTTCAACCCTTTTGAGGACGGCACATATCAATGTGAGTTCTTACTAAGCCAATATATACCCAAATTTACTCCAACTATTAAAGTAATTGGTGCAGATACTGGAAGTGATATCCTCGTTTATGGCGAAACATATCCAAAGGGTGCTAAATACGAAGCCCCAACAATGCCTTATGTAAACATTGGTTTAAACAATTCAGATGTAGACCCCGGTCAAGGTATTATTAACGCATCAGAAACCACAATAGAAGGCATTAACAACACGGTATTAGGTGGAAGTGGTAACTATATACCCCAACAAATAACGGGTAGTACAATGATTGCTTGTACTGATTATACGGCAGAGGAATCCAACACATTGTATGTAGGTAATTATAAGATTTATCCCACATGGATTGGAGCAGGAAAAGTAACTACACTAACCGCCAACTATACTGCAAAAGTGGAAGATTGGTTGTTCTTGTGTAATACTTCGGCAGGTGCAATTACTATCACTTTGCCTGACCCTGCAGGAATAAGTGGAAAACATTGGATATTCAAGAAAACATCTTCTAACCATCAAGTTACGATAGACACCGCAGACGATAGCACTATCGATGGGGCAAATACTTTTACAATGACCAATAACAACGAAACACATTGGATAGTTACTGATGGAACTAATTACTTTTTAATAGCAGCAAAATGACGATAAAAACCGCCATAGAATTAGAGGTTAAACAACCAAACCTCAAAGGATTTAGAGCAGAACTAAAACAAGCAACTGTTGAGGCACAACAAGCCGTACTAACATTTGGCGAGTTTTCACCTGAGGCAGTAAAGGCAACGCAGAGAGTTGCTCAGTTGAAAGACCAAATGGAGGATTTTAACGATAGAGTAGCAGCCGTTAATCCTGACAAGTTTGCTCAATTAAATACGGTTGTATCTTCTGTTGTTAATGGATTCCAAGCAGCACAAGGAGCAATGGTTTTGCTTGGTGGTACAACTGAAAGCGTAGAGAAAACATTTATTAAGTTACAAGCAGCAATGGCGCTATCCCAAGGATTAGAGGGATTGGGTAAAATGCAGCAACAATTAACTCAATTAATTAAGAGTGCATCTACATTGCAAAAGGTAATGGCTGGAATGTTAGGGGTTGTTTTGTTAGTAGTTGCTAATTTTGAGCGATTAGTTGGAATTATACCGGGATTAAAAACATTAGGTAATTTTTTAACTGAAATAGGATTTAAGATTTCTGATTTCTTTGGATTAGGTTATAGAGAGGCAGCACAATACAAAATATTTAAAACAAACAATGACCTTGTAATTGCAGAAATTGAAAAGAGAATTGCTATTCTATCAACACAAGAAAATACTGAATTAAAGATTTTTGAGCAAAGAAAGAAATTAGCACAAGCAGAATTAGCCGATTTACAACAACAAATGCAAACTCGCTTAGATATGAGTGAGGAAGAGAAACAAGAATTGATATTGCAGCAACAAAAATTAAATGACCAATTAGAGATTATTGATGCTGAAAGACAAAGATTTATAAACGACCAAAATAAACTTATAAAAGAGAATAATCAAAAACATAAGGATGAATTATTAAAGCAAGAAATTGAAAATAAGAATAAAATTCAAAATATTGATACAGTAACTTTTAAATCTCAAGCGGCAAAGGCTAATACAGAACACTATATTAAATTACAGCAATTAAACAAACAACATAGTGAAATTATTGCTCAATTAGATATTCAGCAACGTGAAGAACAAAAACAATTTGAAAATAATGAAGCGCAAAAATTAAAAATTAAACTTTACTACGATAAATTAAGAGAAAATGCAGATAAAGAGTTTAAACAAAAATCAGAAGAAGAAGATAAAAGATATGGTACTCAAACTTTGGAATTTGACAAGTTAGTCAAAAAAGAATTATATAATAACTCAATACAATTAGCCAACGCAGTTATAGCATTAGCAGGAGAGCAAAGTAAATTAGGTAAAGGTATTGCATTGGCAACCATTGCCGCAGATACCGGAGTCGCATTATCAAGTGCTTTAAGAAATACTCAATCTCCAACTCCTGACAACGTAGCAACTGGTGGTTTAGCAGGTGTAGCAAAATACATTGCATTAGCAGCAACAATCTTGACCAATGTTAAAAGAGCAAGAGATATAGTGAAAAGTGGAAATACCAATCTCGGTGGTGCAATGGGTAGTGGAAGTGGTATGTCTAATATTGGTGGAGTTGCTCCAAGTATGGTAACGGGTTCAAGCCTACCACAAGACACTGGAGGAGGCAAAGTTTATGTCCTTGAAGGAGATATCACAAGAGCGCAACAACGAGTAAACGGCAATCAAAGAGTATCAACAGTAGAATAATAATATTTAATACAGATGAAATTACCAGTTTATAAACTTGACATCAACGAATTTGACGAAGATAGCGGAATAGATTTCATTTCCTTAGTTGAAGCCCCGGCTATACAAAAGGACTTTGTAGCGTTTAACCAAGAGTTTGTAGAACCCAAACCAAACGAGAGCGAAGAGGATTTCATTTCTCGTTGCATTCCCATACTTTTAAACGAAGGCAAAGAACAAGCCCAAGCGGTTGCAATTTGCTATTCATATTTAGAGAAAAAGTTTGAATCATTCACCGACTATCCACAAGCAGCAAAAGACAACGCAGCCAGAGGAATCAGATTGAACGAAGAGAACGGCAATAAATGCGCTACCCAAGTAGGAAAAGTAAGAGGTCAGCAATTAGCCAACGGAGAACCCATCAGCGAAGAAACAATAAAGCGAGTTTATTCGTATTTGTCACGAGCAAAAGAATACTACAACCCTGATGATGATAAAGCTTGTGGAACTATTTCTTATTTGTTATGGGGTGGAGAAGAGATGTTGCGTTGGGCAGAAGGTAAACTAAACTTTAATAAATTCTCAATCACCAACGAAGAGAAACGCATTGTATCTGGTGTTGCAATGGTTGCAGATTTACCGATTTACAGACGCGATAATGTACGAGGTGAGTATTATGTGATGTTTGACAGAGAGGCAATATTTAAACTTGCAAAGAAATGGGCAAGAAATGGAAAGTATTCTGCCGTTAACCAACATCACGAATCAGAGGTTCAAGGCGTTCACTTGTTAGAATCTTATCTAATAGACAGAGAAAGAGGCGTTAACCCACCAATGGGATTTGAAAAGATATCAGACGGTAGTTGGTTTGTATCATACTTGGTAGACAATGACAATGTTTGGGAGAAGGTTAAGAAAGGAGAGTTTAAGGGTTTTTCCGTTGAGGGATTCTTTGACTTTGTAGACGAGGACACACAACTCTACAACAAGATAAAAGAGGTTATTAGTCAATGGGATGGCAAATAAAATCGTAACAAAAAACAAACACTAATATTTTTATACAAATGAACTCTAAAGAAGTTTTAACCGAAATCAGGTCGTTGCTTGGATTTTCAAGCGAAGAACCTGCTGCAGAGGTTGAATTTGCATCTGCAACTTTGACCGATGGAACTATTATCAAATGGGAAGGCGAATTAGCCGTAGGTACTGCCATCTTGGTAGAAACTGCCGAAGGTGATATTCCTGCTCCCGATGGAACACACGAAGTAGAGGGTGGAATGTTGGTTACTACTATGGATGGTATTGTAACTGAAATCGTAGAACCCGAAGTTGAAGTAGAAGTTGAATTGAACGCTTTCGATTCTGCAATTGAATCTGTTAACGCAAGAGTTGACGAGAAAATCGCTGAATTGAACGCTAAAATCGAGGCTTTGATGTCTGAAAAAGCACAAGTAAGAGAGGCAATGTCTAAAGTTGTTTCACTTGTTGAGGCTCTTGCTGAAAGCCCATCTGCTGCCCCTATCGAAACTCCAAAGGTTGCTTCCAAGAAAGAGGCACAATTTGAGAACCTTTTAAAATTTGCAAAATCAATTAATAAATAAACACTATGGCATTTAACGTAAATGGTTTAGTTAACTACACCAACGAACAACAGAGCGAACTTTTGGTTAAGGCTCTATTTGGTAGCAAAACTGCTGCCGTTTTACAATCTGCTGGTCAGGTTCAACCCGGTATCAAATCATCTTCTAAGTTGGCATTGGTAGGTTCTACCGTGTTCTTCCAAGCTGATGGTTGCGGTTACAACCCAAGCGGTACTACTACTTTAACTCAACGTGCTATCACAGTAGGTGCAGTTAAGGTTGAAGAAACTCTTTGCCCTAAAACTTTAGAGGCTAAGTGGATGCAAACTCAAATCGCTCCCGGTTCTGCAACTGCACTTCCTTTTGAAGAGCAATTCGGTGCTGAGAAGGCTGCCGTTATCGCTGACCAAATCGAAGTTGCTATGTGGCAAGGTGACACTACAAGTGGTAACCCTAACTTGAATCGTTTTGATGGTTTCGTAAAAGTAATTAGCGGTGCTTCTCCAACTTTGGCAAACTCTAACCCTACTACCTTTACTTCAATTACTGCTGCTAACGTAGATGATATCTTAGATCAAGTTTACGCTTCTGTACCCGGTGCAGTTGCTTCTAAAACTGACTTAGTTTGCTTCGTAGGAGTTGACGTGTTCAAGTTGATGTTGGTTAACTTGAAGAACGCTAACTTGTTCCATTACACTCCTGAGGCTGCCGTAAACATGGAAATGGTTTACCCCGGTAGCAACATGAAAGTTATCGCAGTTGGTGGTTTGAACGGAACTAACAAAATCATCGCAGGTTCTTTGAGTAACTTCTTCGTAGGAACTGACCTTGCTAACGAAGAGGAGCAGTACAAATTCTGGTATAGCGAAGACAACGACGAAGTAAGATTCCGTGCTTCTTTCAAATACGGTGTTCAGGTTGCTTACCCTGCTGAAATCGTTTATTTCACCTTATAATTAACTAAGAAATGGCTTGTTTACTAACTCAAGGTTTTACTCTCGATTGTAAAGATTCAATCGGTGGTATCAAGAGCATCCATTTGATGAACTGGACTGCATCTAAGTTTACAGTTGCAACTGGGGAAGTAACTGCCACAACTTTCACCTCTGCTGATGTTTTCGATTACGAATTACCAAAGGGTACTGGTTCAATGACTGTTACCACAAACGTAAGTGTTGAAAACGGAACTGTGTTCAATCAAAGTGATGTTGCTTTCAAACTTCGTAGATTGTCTACTGCGAAAAGAAACGAAATGAAATTGTTGGCTCAAGGTCGCTGCTATGCGATCGTTAAAACTAACAACGATGATTGTTTCTTGGTAGGCTACGAATACGGATGCGATGTTACTTCAATGGTTGCTAACACCGGAGTAGCAATGGGAGATTCTACCGGATACGAAGTGACTTTGTCCGCTATCGAATCAGAAGCCCCATACAAGGTGCAAAGTGGAGTACTTACTACACTCGGGATTTAAGGTTTTCATAGTTTAGAAAAGAGGGGAGGGCATTTGCTCTCCCTTTTTTATTTACAATTCATTATACTTACTATTTATAATTGATGTTAGTAGTTAACAAGCAAGATTCTGTTTATTGGTATGTTACGGCAACGGAAAAGGTTACAATTGCTAACCCTTATTTTTTGTTTTCGATTAAATCAAGGCTTACAGATACTACTAAGAATTTTTTATTAACTGATGTATCTACTCACACAGAGCGATACAATAAGTTTTTATTTGATGAGGGTGCAACAGATGCAAAGACATTAGAGATAGGCGAACACGAATACAAAATCTACGCTCAAATTTCATCTACAAATCTAAATCCTAACAATGCGGATGAATTGGTAGAATCAGGAATTTTAAAAGTTATACCATTGGTTAACGATGAGTTATTCTACGAAGTATCATGAAGAAGATTTATACCCATACTCAATATAATAAAACTCATGATGTAACAGAACAAGAGAAAATCTTTGTTACTAATAGGGATATGGGAACGAGTCATATTGTGGATTTAGAGAAAAGGACTTATGAGGTTGACGCATTGGAGGCATTTTTTCTGTTGCAAGAGAACGGAGATTTTTTATTATTAGAGGACGGAGGAAGGATTATAGATTACTATGGCTAACAAGAAGATTTCACAACTTGACCCAATTGGAACTATCGATGCAAATCTTGATAGTATTCCTATTGTAGATTATAGCGAAGGCATAACCAAAAGAACCAACTTATCAAATATCGGTCAACGTGTTTTAGAGGCTAACGACACCGATTCTTTAGACGAGGGTACTACCAATCTATATTTCACCAATACACGAGTTTATACCAAAGTTAAAGCTGCATTAGTTGCAGGTTCTAATGTGTCGTTCACTTACAATGATGAACTACAAACCATCACCATCGCAGCAAGTGGGAACGTGTTATCGGTTAACGGACAAACCGGAGCGGTTGTTTTAGATACGGACGATATCACAGAGGGAGCAACTAACCAATATTTTACCGCTACAAGGGTTAGAGATTTATTGTTAACGGGGTTAAGCACAGCAACTAACGCAATAATTTCTGCAACCGATAGCGTATTGGTAGCGTTTGGTAAACTTCAAGCACAGATTACGGCTAATTTATCGACATTATCAGGACATATAAGCAACACATCAAATCCTCATAACGTTACAAAATCGCAAGTAGGATTGTGGAATGTTGCAAACGTAGACACAACAAATGCAAACAACATTTCAAGCGGAACATTAAACGATGCTCGATTGTCTGCAAATGTGACCTTACAGGGCAACACATTCAACGCTGCATCGAAGTTGGTGCAATTGGATGCAAACGCAAAACTTCCTGCTGTAGATGGTTCTAACTTAACAAACTTAAACATTCCTCCGTCAACAGGTGGAGATTTATATTTATTTTATAATTACTAATAATGGCTGCAAATACATCACCAATTTTCGCACTTGTACCCGAAACCAAAATCGTTACGGTTACGGCTGCAACAACAGATAGAACAGGGGCAACAACTACTAACTTAGTGGAGTTGCTAACCGCTGCAACTGACGGAACTAAAATAACACAGATAGGTGCTAAGGTTGCAGGGAGTAACGGTGCTACTTCGGTGCTTATTTTCATTACCAACACAAGCGGAACAAGCCCGAAGTTGTACGATGAAATTGCATTACCTGCAATTACTGCAAGTACCACAACAACTTCACAAAGACAGGTAACAGCATATAGCGACTTGCAATTGAAAAGCGGTCAAAAAGTATTGGTAGGGATTACAGTTGCAGTTACAGACGGAGTAAACATTTTCGCAATTAAGGGGGATTATTAATGGCAGATTTTGGACAATTTCGCGGGTTTGGCGATAAACTTTTTCAGGGACAATTGCCTACTAACTTGGGGAAAATTGGAAGTGAGGCATTTGGGTTTGATTTTTTATTGGATTTATACCCCAACGCAGCCGCTGCATATTCATTGCGTAAATTACAAAGTGCATATATAGGTAGTGCAATTCGTGTTCGTAGGTCAAGCGATAACGATGAACAAGATATTGGATTTGTTGTGTCTGGCTTGGATTATGTATTAGATACATCTTCATTGACTTCATTCTGTGGTAGTGGAAATGGATTTGTAACAACTTGGTATGACCAATCTGGTAATGCAAGAAATGCAACTCAAACAACTGCAGCAAATCAGCCACAAATAGTTAATAGTGGTAGTGTGATTTTAAACAATAGTAAACCAGCAGTCAGATTTATTGCTGCAAACCAAACGAAATTAACAACATCTTCATATACTTTAACAAATCCTATAAGACATTTTGCGTATTTTAATTTTAATAATAGCGCCGATGGATTTGTTTTCGATGGCGCAACAGTTAACCAATATCGTATATATGCTGAAACATTTACAAAATTAACATTATATATGCCAAGTGTTATAACTGCATATAATGACGTAACAGGAGTTACTAATAAAAATTATTTATCTGATTCACTCGCAAATGATTCTTCAAGTTCTTGGCAATTAAATAATAATAGCCCGATTACATTTAGTTTAGGTTCTACTACAACAACAGGATTGACACTTGGAACTACTGGTTCGGGATTTACTGGTTTTTTTTATAATGGTTTTATTCATGAATTTGTAAGTTATAATTCAACACAAAGTTCAAATGCTTCTGGCATAAGAAATAACATAAACACTTACTATGGCATTTATTAACGGCTACCAATATACCACCGAACAAGACGCAATAAACGCACGTGAGGCGTGTGATGCTTATTATGGTATTCCAGTTACACCCAATGACGTAACGCAAAATTGGGTAGATTATCAGTATGCAGAATTGAATACACCGCCATTTTGGTATATAATATTTGACGAATCACTAACGCCAATATTAGGGCAACCAACAGAATTTGAAATAATACAACCTATTAATGAAACACTTAGATAACGACACCACCGCAGCAATTGCCACCGGAATAAGTGGAAGTGCTACGATAATACATTTTAGCCAAACTTGGCAGCCAGTAGCAGCGTTTGTCCTTGCCATTGTCGGCATAGTATCGGGAATGTTTGCGATAATTTACTACATACGAAAAATTCGTCAAATCGATGGCAAAGGTTAAAGCATCAATCGTATTATTTCGCAAAAAGCCAAAACGCAAATTAGGCAGACATACCAAACATCAAAACAAACACAAATCATGCAAACCAAATCGCGGACAAGGTTGAAATTCAAGAGTTATTTTTCGCCAACACCAAAGAGAATTCGCATTTTTGGCGACTCATTAGCAGCAGCATCGATAATGGTTGCAGGATTTAACATGACACACCCCGAAGTAATGATAGGTTGCGCCGTTGTTGGAGGCGTTGGAAAATTCCTATCCAACTTCTTCACCATTGACAATGTAGAAGAATAACTATTTAAGATTAGATGTTTCAACGGATAAACTTTCACGATAATAAACTACCAGCCTTTAAAGAAAACAAGGCTAAAGGGTTTATTACATACGGAGAGGATAACTTATACCCCGATTTTTTAATCGAACTTTATAACAAATCCCCCAAACATAACGCAATCGTAAGTGCTAAAGCTTCATACGTTGCAGGTGTAGGAACTGCGATAAAAGGAAGCGATACGGCAATAATTGCAAAGGCTCAACAGAAAGTGAATGCGATTAACGCTTACGAGTCATTAGACGAACTAAAGGTTAAAATTGCGGACGATTTAGAGTTGTTCAATGGCTTTGCTTTAGAGATTATTTGGAGTCGTGATAAATCTAAGATATCCGAAATTTACCACCTACCTTTTCAAAAAGTTAGAAAGTCATTAGATGGTAATTTCGTGTATTGCGAAGATTGGACAGACAGAAAAGCCGAACACATCCAATACAACGCATTTAACCCTATTACAAGAGAATCAAAACAACTATACTATTGCCAACTATACAGAGCAGGTCAAGGGGTTTATCCTTTGCCTGATTATGTAGGTGGATTAAAATACATCGAGATAGACACAGAGATTTCTAATTGGCATTTAAACTCAATTAAAAACGGATTCTCTGCACAGACATTAATTCAGTTATTCAAGGGCGTACCAACTCCAGAGGAAGCACGTAAAACTGAACGAGGATTAAAGAAAAGTTATACTGGTACAGATAACGCAGGTGGGTTGATTATCCAATACAACGACCCTAACGAAAAAGAATCTGTCATCTCTAACTTACAACCCTCTGATTTTGATAAGCAATTCGATATCTTAAATAAGACCGTACAACAAGAGATATTTGTTTCGCATAAGGTTAACTCCCCTATGTTGTTCGGAGTTCGTGTAGAAGGTCAATTAGGCGGTAGAACTGAATTAATCGAAGCCTATGAGATGTTTCAATCTTCCTATGTTGAACCAAGACAGAAAAAGTTAGACGATACATTAACTTATTTGTTTGAATACATTGCCCCAGTTCAGTTAACAACAGAAAATAAGCCTCCATTGGGTATTGATTATGTTTCTTTGTTCACTACTGGTATTATTACTATAGAAGAAGCAAGAAAAGAGTTAGGGTTTGAAGTACAACAGAAATTCCAAGCACAAAACCCTTTCGGTTGGGATGATGAAAGAGATTTAAAAGTATTTGCAAAATACGGAGAAGATGCTTCATTGTACGAAGAGGTAAAGTTTGAATTTGGCGAGGCATTGGACAAAGCGATATTAAATATCCTTGCAGAGAATCCGGGTTTGCAAAGTGGTGATTTGGTGAACTTGACCAAGCAACCTGCACAGAATGTAATGGATGCTTTAACTCAGTTGATTAAATCAGACAGAATCGCACCCGAAACCAACGGATACAAAATCACGGCTAAAGGAAAGGATTTGATTAAGGGTTTGCAAACGGAATTAGTGGTTAGATACGAATACGCATTAGCCCCCGGAATCGAAGGAGATTTAATTATCCCTACTTCTCGTGATTTCTGCCGTGAAGTTGTGCGCTCTAATAAAGTATTCTCTCGTGAAGACATCAACCAAATGAGCGCAGAGTTGGGATATGATGTATGGAAGCGCAGAGGCGGTTGGTATCACAACCCAAACACAGACACAACCACCCCCCAATGCAGACATTTGTGGTCGCAAAAAGTAATGACTCGTAAAAAATGACAAACTTCGTTTATTTTATATCAACCTCATATCTAAAAGATAACTCCGCGATTAATGAAAACGTGGATGATAAACTTTTAAAATCTGCTATAAAAGAGGCACAAGAGATTTACATTCGTGACATTATTGGGAGTGGGTTGTATGATGAGTTACAAACACAAGCATTTGCAGGTACATTGACGGCTAATAATACAAAGTTATTAGATAGTTATATTGCTCCGTGTTTGAAATACTACACGATCACAGAATCAATGCTCCCTATGACCTTTAAATTGATGAACAAGAGCGTTGCAACAAGACAAGCGGAGAACGCAACAGCAATTACCATCGATGAGTTGACATTAATTGAGCAGAGATTCCGTGATAAGGCTGAATATTACGCTAATCGTTTAAGAGATTACCTCCGTGAAAACACTAACACATATCCTTTATTCCTCAATCCCGGAAACGGATTTGATACGATTCGACCTAAAAACACAGCTTTTTATGGTGGGTTTTACCTTGGGAATGATATGGATGATTGCTATTGGAACTATGACTTTGAAGACGAATAAATGGCAGAAGAAAAACGAAGCCAAACTAATCAAATTTCTAAAGAATGACCCTAAATCAGATAATCGCAAAAATACAAGCACAAGCCGAAAGTCATAAGATGGTCGGAAAATTCGGTGTGGGTCAACAATCAAACCTAACCGTTGAAAACATCGAATACTATCCTCTCGTGTGGTTGTACCCTGATGGGTTTAATTTAGATTTAGCAAATAAGTTGCAAACGTACAACTTTGCTTTATTATGTATGGATAGGGTATTTGAAAGCGAATCAAACGTCATTGAGGTTTTATCCGATACTGCACAGATTATCGGTGATATCTTTGCGTTATTAGATTCTGAATATCAAGATGAAGTTTGGCAATTGGTCGTTAATCAACAAGCATCACCTTTCTACGATTCACGGACGGATATATTAGCAGGATATGCAATCAACTTCTCTATACAAGTACCTTATTTGGCTGATTCTTGCGTTGTGCCTGTATAATTGCTTTTTAAAGCGTGAAATTACGCATTATAAGCACGATACAGACACTCAAATAATAAAGTGGACTGATAGTATTACTCGTTGGAAGAAAGTGCGTCAAATCCTTTTAAAACATGATACGATTTTTATTGATACTTTTTCTCGTGATTCCAACGGCATTAAAGGGGCAATTCGTCTTAATAGATACGTTGATAGTATCACAAGCGAATCACTACCTCGTTAAGGGTGCAAATGCTCGTGTAAAGTTACACAGATTAGAGAAATTAGTTAAGGCTGATTCTGTCGTTATCAACTACCAAGATTCGGTTATTGATAAGCAGACAAAAACCATAGATTCATTAGGTTACGATTTACAGAATCATAAAAATACTATCTTATTACAAAGAGGTGTCATTAAAGGTATAGGTGGTTGGGCAATATTGATGACCTTAATGGCAATATTTTTATGAAAAACATAATCTTTGAATATCTGGAGAAATACCCAGATTCACCCAATCGAACTCTTGCCAAATTAATTTTAGAGGAACATCCACAATTTGGAACAATTGAAAAAGTAAGGGATAGGATTCGCTCTTATAAAGGAGCGCATGGGAATAAAGATTTTAAATATCTTAGTAATAAATCATTTGTGACTAATAAATCAACAATTCAAGAAGGTTTAGAAAAGCTCAAAATCTTCTCTCACAACAAAGAGATGGAGAATATCCACCTAAAAGAGGGTAGATATTTAATTCTTTCAGACATCCACATCCCTTATCATGACATGGATTCTCTAACTACTGCGTTAGAGTGGGGATTAAATAACGATATCGATTGCATTATCTTAAACGGTGATATTATGGATTGCTATCCTGTATCATCGTTTATTAAGGAGGTTGGTATGCCGTCATTACGAGAGGAAATAGAAATGACACAGGCATTCTTTTCGTATCTACGTGAACTATTCCCTATTATTCCGATATATTACAAATTAGGCAATCACGAGGAAAGGGTTAGAAATTACCTACTAAGAAATGCTAAAGAGTTTAGCGATGTGGAGAGTTTAAAGTTTGAGAATCTATTGAGATTGGATGCATTTGGGATTAAGTTGGTAAATCGTGAAATTATCAAATTAGGTAAATTAAACGTGTTACACGGTCATGAGATGGGAGAGAGTGTATTCAGCCCGGTAAACCCTGCACGTGGAATGTTCTTAAAGGCTAAATCATCAACTCTATTCGGTCATAATCACCAAGTATCTCACCACTCCGAGAACAACATAAACGGAGAAAGTACTGGAGTTTGGTCAATGGGTTGCTTGTGTACATTATCACCTGATTACAGACCTTATGCATACACAAAGTGGAGTCATGGGTTTGCTTGTGTCGATGTCAACGAAGATTTAACATTCCATGTAAACAACATGAAGATAATAGGAGGTAAGATTATATGAGAATTCAAAAGGTTCAATTCGTCTATGCTGAGAAACAAGATAGCATCTACAAAGAGGTAGGATTAGGCGCGGATATCGTAGAAGTTTTGGAGGATGGATATATCGATTTAGACCAAGTGATTGGATGTTCACAATTCTATGAGCATACAATTGTATATCTTAATGGAGGTCATGCGTTCACTATTGAGATGGATTACATTAACTTTGTTGCATTATGGACGAAGTAAACAGACCAAAACACTACAACAAAGGCAGTATCGAGGCAATGGATGCTATTTTTACAGCAATACAAGGATTACCACCAGATGAAGCCTACACAATCGGCAATGTCATCAAGTATGTATGGAGATACGATTTAAAAGGTGGTAAAACTGATTTGCTTAAAGCATCTTACTATTTAAATAAAACAATGGAACTTTATGAAAAGCGTTCAGCAATTTCTAAACCAACGGGGTTATAAGCTTGTAGTTGACGGAATAATAGGGCAGAAAACATTGGACGCTGCCAACGAGTGGGTTCAATTATATTTTTCAAATAAACGATGGATATGGACTCCTAAGAGTTTGGTTTTTGTCCGTATGGATGAGAACTTGACTAATACTTATGATGACTTTGTAATGTTGATTAAGAATGAGCGTGTAGAATATATTGCGCCATGTTCAACTACTGCTGGTAGGTTCTATGTACTTAACCCCATCACACACGGAGGAGTTACCGGAACGGCTATTGCAGTACCCGGTCAATATCTATGGACGCATAAATTCGTTACCTCTTCTAATTGGAAATCTCTTTGGTTAGGTATGCCATACTTCCAACAAGTAAAAGCAATCGATATTTATAGGGACGGAAACAAGGACGGCATCATTAATAAGCAAATTGTAAAAAACGGATTATTCGGTATTAACTTACATCGAGGTGGTGCAGGTTCTTTAATAGACCGATGGAGCGCAGGTTGTCAAGTTGTCCCCGACAAACATTGGACGGAAATAATCAAGAATTTCACAAACGGAGAAACAATTCATTTCAATCTAATTGGCTGACACTATCAACATAGAGGATTTGATTAATCGACTCGGTGATGAGCAGAACTTGTTTACCACCGAATCCTCATTGTTGCAAGATATCATTCAAAAGTGGTCTAATAAAGCAATAGACCTGATGCGTAAAGAGTTGGACGCTAAGAATGCCAACGCATCTTCTGCCTTAAAACAGAGTATACAATTCGGAGAAATAACACAAACTCCAACATCGTTATTTCTTACTATCCTAATGGAGGACTATTGGGAATTTGTAGAATTTGGAAGAAAGCCCACTAAAAAAGGTCATCAAGGTGGGCAGTATTTGTGGCAATCAATCAAAGAGTGGATGTCTTATAAAGGCATCAAACCTGCAAAGGGTCAAACATACGATTCATTAGCACAAGCAATCGCAAGAAAGATTCACAGAGTAGGTTATAAGGGTAAACATTTCATTGAGGATTCATTCACCGAATCTATTCAACAAGAACTCGCCAACGAATTAGCAACCAAATTAGGGGATATAATTTTTTCAGTAGAAATAAAAAAATAGTTTGCAAATTAAAAGTTTTACTTTATATTTGCACTATGACAATTGAAGAGATTAGAACCAAAATCGCATTGAACCGATACCACGGAATCAATCGTGATATCCAAAAACAGACGGGCTTATCTTTGCCCACAATCAAAAAGTACATGGATGGACACATATACCACCCAACAGCGTTAAAAGTTCTTAAAACTGCATTAAAATTAGTGAGTAATGAAGTGGATAGCAGTAATCAAGGATGATATTGTTCTCCTACATGGAGCGACACAATACTACTTCCGCAGAGGCGATGTAGAATTTTATCTAATTGGGTTGGATGACTCATTAGTCAACAAGTATGTAAAGCAACAAGCGATACCATTTGAGGATTGCATTGATTTTGAAAACTGGTTTGACTTTGAAGAGTTTGAAAAAGACCATCACGATGCTTTTATGTGCCATGTTTATTTGGCGTGGATTAACGGAAAATTAAAACCTTACAACTATGAATAAATCCGAATCAATTAAAAACTTGGCAATCGCATTGTGCAAGTTTCAGTCCTCTATTGGCAAGGTCAAGAAAGAGGCAATGAACCCATTTTTTAAAAAGAAGTACGCATCATTGGCGAACATCTTAGATGTAATTCAAAAACCATTAGCCGATGCAGGGTTATCGTTTACACAGTTTCCCGATGGGGATACTTTAACCACGTTACTAATGCACGATAGCGGAGAATGGATAGAGGCAAGTTACACGATGCCAGTAGTTAAAGCCAACGACCCACAGGCAATGGGTTCTGCGATAACTTACGCTCGTAGGTATGCGTTGGGTGCTGCTCTTGGTTTAAACATCGATGAGGATGACGATGGAGAAAAGGCAATGGCAAGAAATCAAAAGGTAGAAGAGAAACCATACCTTAACCCGGCAATGACGGCATGGGAACAAGCAACCAAGCACATACAACAAGGAGGTAAGATTGAGGATGTCTTGAAGAAATACCAATTGAAGCCCGAACATTTGACCTTGTTAAAAGGTATTAAGTGACTTCAAGAAAAAAAAATAATATGAAAAAAGCATATAAAGTATTTACTGTAATTTATGAAGGTGAAGATAAAGGCAGTTTAATAAAAGGGATGAAAATTCACATTTTTTTTGATAGAGAACATATTAAAAAAATATATCACGCACATAGAATACATATGATGGCACATTATATTGATAAAAATGGCAATCCAGTTGATGTGTCATTTATTAAATTTATTCGTGACAAAATAAATATTTCACGATATGAAGGAAGAGCAGCAATGTAATAATAATAAAACAATGATTAGTACTAATTTAAACGAAGAAGCGTGGTTGTCATTAAGACAATCGCGCTTTACGGCAAGTGAGATTTATAAACTGATGGGCAGCCCACGGAACAAATCCGAGGTATTAAGCGAAACGGCTAAGACCTATGTCTACGAAAAAGCCGCAGTTATGTTAACAGGTCAACAACCGGAAGTATTCGGCAGAGCGTTGGAATGGGGAACAACTCACGAACCGGAGGCATTCCATCAATTTACGTTACAATCTTTTGAAGAGTGGACTTACTATGGAGGCAAAACATTCACTTTCATCGAATACAACGAATATAGCGGATATTCTCCTGATGGGTTAGGTAATGGCATATTGGAGATTAAATGTCCGTTTAATTCTGCGATTCACCTGAAAAACGCAACCATCAACAATGCGGAAGATTTAAAATCGTTGCATCCGGAGTACTACTGGCAAATGCAATTCGGAATGTTAGCTACTGCAAACGACCACGGAATATTTGTGTCTTATGACCCTCGTATGCCCGATTCGCACAAGTTATTCCAAGCAGTTATCGAGTTGGATGATGTCAAAGAGGATATCGATGAGAAACTATTTCACGCATATCAGTTGTTAAAAAGTATCGTTTACTAAGAAAAAGTGTTCATTCACTAAACAAATACAAAATAATACTTGCAATATTGAAAAATGTAAATATCTTCGTGCTATCAAATAACAAAAACTATGTTACCAATCGAATTTTTAATCTTGTATCCCATCAGTTTACCTGTGGCATTTTTACTACACAAACTATGGAAGCGAATCACTCGTAGAGTTGAATTGCAGGAGGCTCAACCATACCAGTTTGAGCGTGACCAACCAATCAATGGATTTAATGATGTTACAACCCATTGGAAGAAAGAAGCGAACAGAATGTATAGAGGAGGTCAACTATGAACACAATCTACTATCACAGTTCAGTAGTTAACGGAGTAACTCTATACCGGGTATGGATGGATGGAAATAAGGTCGGAGAATTTGCTACCGAAGGAGAGGCAATAGGTTTATACTCTTGGTTACTTGTTGTTAAATCCGAACGCTTTAAAACGGCAATACAAGAGGCTTATCTTGCTGGTAGGATATCTATGTTAAAGTACGAATTTGTTTCACCTGAAGAATACTATGTGGAAACCTATGAAAAATCAAAATAAAACTCTATTAGAACACTTCCAAAAGCATTTACAGATAAATCCTATGGAAGCATGGCAACGCTACGGAATCTATCGTCTATCGGCTCGTGTTCATGATTTAAGACACAAGCATGGTGCTATAATAACAACCGATGATAAAAATGGTTTTGCAGTTTATACGTTTGGTGGATTAATAGAAAAGTAATATATTTGTATAGTTAACTGGATTGTAAGAGAATCCTAAAGTTAAAAAGATATTTGCCCGTTGGGTTTGCGTGTACTCTTACTACCGCAAATCTGATGGGCTTTTTTTATGGCAGAAAATAAAAAATCATTTATACTTTACACAGACCAAAGTGGAGTATTTAACCAATTGCCAGATGAAATGGCAGGTAAATTAATTAAGCATATATTCGCTTATGTGAACGATGAGAATCCTATCACCGAGGATTTGATTATTAATATTGCATTTGAACCAATCAAGCAATCTTTAAAAAGAGATTTGCAAAGGTGGAACGACTATATTGAAAAACAATCACTTAATGGTAAGAAAGGTGGTAGACCATCAAAAGCCAACGAAACCCAAAAAACCCAAGCCTTTTTAGAAAAACCCAAAAAAGCTGATAGTGTAAGTGTAAGTGATAGTGTTAATGATAATGTAAAGAAGTTTATTAAGCCAACAGAAAACGACATTAGGGCTTACATGATTGAACAAGGTATGCAAGACGAATCAACTCGTTTTTACAACTACTACGAAGCAAATGGATGGAAAGTAGGACGCAACCCAATGAAGAATTGGAAAGCAGCCGTTATAACTTGGAAGAAAAATCAACCACAACAACAACCAGTTTTAAACTATAAACAATTTTAAAGATGAATATAATAAATTTTAGTGGAGGTAGGACTTCCGCATACATGACAAAAATGTTAATAGATGAAGGTTTAACTGATTATATTGTTACATTTCAAAACACTGGCAAAGAGATTACACAAACACTTGATTTTATAAATGAGTGTGATAAACGATGGAATCTTAATATAGTATGGTTAGAATATAGAAAACCTGCATCTTTTCAAGTTGTAACTTATGAAACTGCATCAAGACAAGGGCAACCATTTAAGCAACTTTTAGAACAAAGACCTGCATCAATACCTAATCAACAATTTAGATTTTGCACATTAGAACTAAAAATTAATACTTTAAACAGATATCTTAAATCAATAGGAGTATACGATTATATTTCAATCAATGGTATTAGATATGATGAACCGAGAAGATGGGGCAAAGTTCAAGAAAATGTGGAGTTGCCTTTAGTTAAATGGAAGACAACCAAGAAAGATGTATTAGATTGGTGGAAAGAACAAGATTTCGATTTAAAAGTAAACGAACCTTATGGGAATTGTGATTGTTGTTTTTTAAAAGGTAAAGGGAAACTTTCAATTATTGCTAAAGAGAAACCCGAATTATTTGATTGGTGGATTGATATCGAAAAACAAAGTGGTCATCAATTTAAAAAAGAAATTGACTATCACTCACTAAAAAATAAAGCACTTTCACAAATTGGATTGTGGGATAATGACCCATCTTTTGAATGTTTTTGTAATATTGACTAATGAATTTAGAATCGCACATAATATCAAACCTTTTATTTTGGGATAAGAACCTTGTTTATTTACCAAGATTAAAAGCAAATTGGTTTACAGAAGTTGTACACCAAAAAGTTGTGATGGCAATGCAAGAATTGTACTTGTCAAATAGCAAATTCGGTTTATACGAAATCGTTAATCACATAGGAAAAGAACATGCCTACGAAGTAAGCTTGTTAATGAATAAAGTAATGGGTAATGGAGAGATTGAACACAACATCAAAGAATTGCAATATAAAGCAATGAAAAAGGAGTTGATAGACAAACTATCCAATCTTGACTTACAACGCGATTTAAACGCCATTACAAACGATTTAGAGCGGTATGTAGAAGAAAGTAAAATAGTACACGCAAAAGAAAGTGTGCAAATGCAAAAAGTTACTGGTCAAGTATTCGACCAAATAACCTACGCAATAGAACGAGGACAAAGTTTAAGTGGTCTACCTACTGGTTGGCATAAGTTGGATTCTGTCATAGGTGGTTGGAATAAATCGGACATGGTAATTATTGCAGGTCGTCCCGGTTCAGGTAAAACAGCAATTGCACTTTCATTTGTTCGGAACGCTGCTGAACTTGGAGCAAAGTGTTTGTTCTTGTCTTTGGAGATGAGCAAAGAGCAAATTGCAAAACGCTATATGTCATTACTTGCAGAGATACCACAATACAAACTAAGGAGCGGTAATTTAAATCAATCTGAGATATCCTACCTTGCAAATAAGATTGTAACAGACGAAGTAATGTTTCACATTGATGACGAGGCTATTGTTGACATTCAGACCATAAAATCTAAAGTTAAAATACACAAAGCAAAGCACGGATTAAATTTATTGGTTATCGACTATTTACAATTGATTAAGGGGAACAAGCAAAATAGAGAACAAGAGATAAGCGATATATCACGAAACTTAAAAGTATTAGCAAAGGAATTAGAGATAACGGTTATAGCATTGGCTCAGTTATCGCGTAAATGCGAAGAGAGAGCAGATAAGCGACCATTACTATCCGACATACGAGAGAGCGGAAGTATTGAACAAGACGCAGATATAATCTTATTTCCATTCCGTCCTAACTACTACGATAGAGCAGATATTGAAATCGAAGAGGCAGAACTTATAATTGCAAAGAATAGACACGGAGAAGTAGGCATGATTAAAACAACATTTACACCAGCAAGAACATTATATCAAGAACAACGATAATGGAAACAATATACCAACAACACCACGATTTAAAAAAGCGTTATCAGTCATTGCTATTAAAGCATGAAACAATGCAACGCCAGTATGAGGAAAAACTAAAACAACTTAGACACGAGTTGCTAAATCCAAAAATCAAGTATGTAAAAACATCCGAAGATTGGGAATTGGTATTACGAGAAATATGTCAAGTGTATGAAACATCCCCATCAGAAGTATTGGGAACATCCCGGAAAGCAGATTTTACCATCCCACGACATCTATTCTGCTATATCATGCGATTTCACTATGGATATAAAACCACTCAGATAGGTAGAATACTTGTCAAAGACCATAGCACAGTTTTAAATGCTTGTAAACAAATCGAATATTACTTAGAATATGACAAAATCCTCAGAAGAAACTACACCTCCATCCTTGAGATATTGGGATTTAACAATAACGAAGGGACTTTATTCGTCAATAATCATTCTATATCAAGAGTCAGAAGTGGAGTATTATAAAAAAAAGTACGAAAAATTAGGTTATAGTTGTAAAATTGAAAAAAAGTTTTAAATTTGTGTATCAAAAGAGATGAGATTATAGAACATTTGACCACAGAATCTTGGTTCAAGGAGGCTTGTTATAAGATAGCCCCTAACAAAGATGTTGGCGATGAACTATACCAGTATGCTTTTTTGAAACTATTAGAAAAACCAAGCAAACAAATCGAGGAAATATATGAGGGAGGCTATATTCGTTTTTATGTGGTGCGTCTTTTGTACAACGCCATACACGGCAAGTGTTCACCATTTGACAAAAACCGACTCTGGGATTATGAGGAAATTCAAGATATCGAGGCAGATATCGAAACTACCGAAATCATTCTTCTACGCGAGAAAAAATACAACTCCATTGAAAAGGTGGTTACCCAACTATATTGGT